CTCTCACCACCTACCGTTCCCGGTAGGAACAAAAGGACTCTGGACTATATTGCTATAACCAGGGACCTAAGCTCGGCCACTTCGTAAATAGAAGTAGCTGTTTGCGGTACCTCTGATAACCCCTTATAGGTTCATACCCATAAGTGGCACTCGAAGGTCTGCAGCAAAGCTCGGCCAGTAATAATCCTAACGGATTAGCTGGGCGAACCTTGCCCACATTGACATAAGCTTGAGAGGTATAACCCTCCCATCCCTCCATGTCTTTGTGATGCCTGGCTCTTGATGGGGTTGCTTCATCGAAGTTACTGATGAGGCCACCGTCGCCGTAGCCATCTGGAATGCGTACTCTTCTATCCGCGTCTGACAACCTCGAGATGAGGTAAAGCCAGGCAGGGAGCAGTCGAGCGTCGCACGACAGATGTCCACCGCGCATGTGTGCATACCTACGTACGGAATTAGCATGACTATAGATAACCATAGTCATCTCATCCCGCTCACCCTTCCAAAAGAAGGGACGTACGTTTACACCATCAAAGAAATCCATGCCGCAAGATTCGAAAAACCTTCCAGCCAGGAAAGTTTTCCGAGTGTTAACACTGAATCCGAGAAAATTCAGCGTCTGGATAAGGATGGGAGCAGATGCCTGGGGAAGAATAATATCATCCCCATAAGCGTTTACTCCACCTCGTTCACCGGAACAGGCAAGCGCAAGAGCGAAAAACACCAGTGTTTCTAGCTCAAACGTGAACCCATTTCCCATAGACGAGAACTTCTCCAATCGAATTTCTTCCCCATTGACTAGAGCGTACTCAGTACGAGCTAGATCAAGAAGGGATGCCCATTCGAAAGGAAGAAGTAACCAAACCAGTTCCCTGCTAACAGTATCACTAGCAGAGGATAAGTCAATAGTTGCTAGACCGGTTTCTGAAGCCGATTTAGCAAGCTTTTGATTCCTAGTTTGATCATCCAAATCCACACCAAAGCGCTTCAACTGCTTTCGGACTAGAGCCCCGATCCCCAACTGAACATAAATATTCAGATGAGGCTCGATAGCAATAATCCTATCAGTTTTAGCATCTTTGGGAACACAAGTAACCTTAGAGGCACAACGGAGTGTTATGTCCGTTGCCGCTTCGCGCCACAGACGTGGTACTAAAGCGCGCCAATAAGGATACAGACGAGGCGTCACATGCAACGAGCCTGTGAATTTTCTTGAAGGTGTTACATCACGTCCGGAGACAGATGTCGTCGCACCCGGTCCGAAGCGCATGTTTGATTCCGCATAGTTTAACTTATGGGCTGTTAATGGCCCAAGGATTTGCCAGATGATAGTCCGGGCCTTTTCAAGCACGGGTATTATCTCTGGTGATACCGAAATGGTACCATCAACAAATCCGCGGATTCGCTCATTTGCTTCTTTGCAGGAACGTTCCGAGTCGAAAAACTTTTCGTAGGCGTTCTTCTTTCTATCGAAAGAAGTCGGCAGACGTACGTTTTTCCTAAGCACGGATACTGAAAGGTAATCATCCGCGAAGGAATGCGCGTCATTATAATGTAAAGGATCTATGGTTTTCTCAACCAGTTGATCCCACTCATTATATGTTGCGAGCATCCAACACGAAAGAGATACCGGAGTATCAATGGACTCAGTTAACTTCAAGTAAGCCTTCTGCTCTATGACATTCATAAGAGCTCTACCTCCACATAGGATGTAGTACAATTGAATGGGGACATTCCCCACCAAGTAAAACTTGGCAGACACGTCAGCTCGACTAATTAGCTTATTTAGGGCTAATCGACATAAAATGCGCCCTTACGGGAGCACAAATGTCAGGGTAAACAGCGACGATTACCTGTAGTAAGAGAGTCACAATGGTTGCGAGTTGCAACCACGTGTCTCTCTTACGTCTTGGTATTCGAGGTGTGCGAGGCTCGGACTTCTCCGAGTCCCGAACACTTCTCTCGTCCACTGTTAACCCCAGACTGGGCTGACCTTAACAACGGCATCCTTAATTGGACCGTCATTAAGTACCGCATTCGTGATAAGGGCAATCATGTCCTGTCTCACGCTGAGCGGCGTCCGTTCATGGAAGGCAACACTGAAGTCGGCACGGTTGGTGTAGTCAACTACATCAACCCCATCGACTGTCTTCTTCACCGGGTAGGTCAGAGTCACCTCTGTCCTATTGGTGGGACGAGTTGCGTTGGAAAGCGTCGTACGAACCTTAAGCCTCGGCATAAGGACGAAAGACGCCTCCGACTCATCTCGGAAGACGGCCGTTCCGCCGGCGACTGTTTCCGGCTTGAACGTGATTGCTACAGGTGTAGCTGCACCGTTGTCTACGGTGAATTCTGCTGCTTCACTCACAGAGTGCTCCTTTAGGAGTATCAAACTTCAAAGGGAATTATCTCTTCAGTTGAGATAACAGGGCCAAAGCGTTGGCAACTTGCTTCCAACCTAATGAGGGCTTATATGCAGGGAGAGGTGCTTGTGGTAACCCGGTAAAGGGTATACGCACATAGTCCTTCTCCATGTATATTTGGCCACCATAATCGGTAGTCGCAACGAACCTTCGCTTCGTCGTCACAGTCCCATTAATCGCTATGAAGCCAATATCCGCATCTAGGCTGTTAAGCCAGTTACCTATTGGAATAAACCAATCGATAACAAATGAATACGGTAAAAGCTCCCAAGCTAAATTAAGGGGATTTGTGAACCCTAGACGGCTTGCGGTAGAAGAGTCTTGCCGCAAATAAGCAACTACTTTGGTGACTACCTTCTTGTCATTGGTCATGATCATTGCCCGGCGGAGCTGAGGAGGCGGCGGAATGGAAATCTTTCCTTCTACCGTATCAACAGCTCTTACAGTCAATTTTCTAGTCCTAGGACGTGAGAGGGCAGCCTGGAGCTCCTCAACCATGCCATGCATGTCGCTGAGTAAAGGCATCCACCCATACTGTAATTCCAACCAACGGTTGGATATGGTACCTCGTAGTTTCTTTCTGGGGACTCCTAGAGTGTTAAAAACACTTTTGAGGTCTCCGCGTCTAAGGGAACGCAACGTCTTCGCAATCGTAGTGGCATTATCGGCAAACATGCGCTGAGCCTGGGAATATTCGGCAAGTGTCTGAGCTAAATTGGTGCGCTGATCCTTGACCGCGAGACGGAGTTTCGTCTCCCAGTCAGGATGCGGCTCATCAGTAAAGCTAGCACAGCCGACATAATCCTGAGGGTTCATATCATGAAATTCGATAAAATCACCAGAGCCTAATGGTACCACATAAGACACAGGCGCAGTAGTAAGCCTGCGTTCATTGTGGGGACCACAGACCGTCAGGTTCTCTGACAGGATTGCTGGACGTGGCCTTCTAACTGTTTCGGCTTTTACATAACTGTAATAGCCGGGAGAGTACTCACTTAGGTTATAGGTTGTAGCAATGCCACCTTGGTTTACAATCATCTTTGGGAAAACCCAAGGAAGTCTTTGTAATCCATGTGACATAAACCCAGTCTCCTTTTGTAAATAACGAACGCACAGTATGAGCGTTCGAGGTAACCATCTTCAATCAAGAGACCAGTAGTTTCTAACGAAGTGGGCAAAGGATACCTGATGAGAGTGCAGCATTTGCTGCTTTCGCAAAAGGTATACTGAGCTTTTCAACTTGTGGACCTTAAAACAACTAGGAAAGAAACACCCAGCCGGGTAACCAACCAACCGCCGTCTGAAAATCAATTTCAGGCGGTAGTGATTGAACTCGACTGGGCGTAACTTCCAGGTCATTTTAAGTCCCCAAGATTCTTCTTTAGATTGGTCTCAAGAGAGAGGGTGG